AGATCTTGCTCACAGCATTGAAAGTGTGTATAATGTAAAAGCACAGCCGTTGAGATTTCCTGTGGCAGATTTAGAATACACTGGAACTCAACAACAACTAATCTCCCAAATAAGGTCACGACAACTTGTGCGTGAAGTAAACATACTGTGAAACAAGCAACAATAATAATTCGAGATGAAGTAAACATCAAGATTGAAGGCCTGGACTTGGATGCTCGCAAGGCCTTGGTCAATGCATTCAAATATGAAAACCCTGCCGCACGTTATTTGCCAGCAGTGCGACTGGGACGGTGGGATGGCAAGGTGGCATACTTCCAACTGGGTGGGTCAACTTACGTAAACCTGCTGCCTGAAATCATGCCTATCCTGGAAAAGTTTGACTATGATATTGAACTAGATGATCAACGTGACTACTCAAACACATTCAATTTTGAGCAAGTAACTGAAACAAGTTTTGAGCATGTGAAATGGCCTCGAACACATCCAGCAGCAGGTGAACCCATCACCCTACGTGACTACCAAGTGGAGATCATCAACAACTTTCTAGCCAATCCACAGTGCATACAGGAAGTGGCCACAGGTGCAGGCAAAACAATTATGACAGCGGCACTAAGCAATGCTGTGGCACCTTATGGACGCTCGATCGTTATTGTGCCCAACAAGAGTCTAGTAACACAGACTGAAGCAGACTACATCAACATGCAACAAGATGTTGGTGTGTACTTTGGTGACAGAAAAGAATATGGTCGTCAGCACACCATATGCACATGGCAAAGTCTAAACAACTTGTTAAAGAACACCAAGGCTGGCATAGGCGACTGCACCATTGGTGAGTTTCTTGAAGACGTTGTGTGTGTTATTGTAGACGAAGTACACATGGCCAAAGCAGATGCACTCAAAACCTTGCTCACAGGTGTGATGGCTAGAGTGCCAATTCGCTGGGGATTGACTGGAACTGTGCCCAAAGAGAAGTTTGAAAGCCAAGCACTGTTGGTCAGCCTGGGTCCTGTAATTGGCCGACTAAGTGCTAGTGAACTGCAACAGCAAGGTGTATTGGCCAACTGCCATGTGAACATTGTGCAGTTGATTGATCATGTGGAGTACAAAGACTATCAAAGTGAACTTAAATACTTGTTGGAGGAGTCTGGAAGACTGGACACCATGGCAGACTTGATACGCCAAGTAAATGAAACAGGCAACACATTAGTGCTTGTGGACCGCACTGAGTGTGGCAGACAACTGGTAGAACGTCTAGGCAATCGTGCAGTGTTTGTGTCAGGTGCAACCAAAACAAAAAACAGGCAGGCAGAATACGATGAAGTAGCTGATGCAACAGACAAGATTATTGTGGCAACTTATGGCGTTGCTGCCGTGGGTATTAATATTCCTAGGATTTTTAATCTTGTGCTTGTGGAACCTGGCAAGAGTTTTGTGCGGGTCATCCAGAGCATTGGCCGAGGTATTAGAAAAGCGGAAGACAAAGACCATGTTCAAATCTGGGATATAACCAGCACATGTAAATTTGCCAAGCGCCATTTGACCAAACGCAAACAGTTCTACCGAGAAGCCAATTATCCCTTTACACAAGAAAAACTGGAATGGATGCAAATAAAATAAAAATAGCTGTGTGTGGTGATAGCTTTTGCACAGCCTGCACTGAAGACTTGGTCAAAACAGGCGCAGGAAATCGTGCTCACTTTAGTCAGATTTTAGAAGATGTGTATGACTATGAAGTATTGCACCTGGCACACGGCGGGTTCAGCAACACTGCCATAGCGTTTCAAATACAAGAGGCTGTGAATCAACAAGTGGATGTGATTGTGTACAATCAAACATGGTCGGCAAGATTTGAATTTGTAAGGTCAGGGTTTGATGATCAACGCGGTTTGAAAAATTTTTGTTATCACAACGTACATCATCCATCCACACACAGCAACTTAGTGGGAACTCAAGACTCCCCGGTATTGTCCACTGTGTGGCAAGGTGCAGAACAAAATGCTTTGTTAAGCTCTGAACAAGTGCTGGCATTGAAATTGCGTATCAAACACATGTTTGATGAAGGACTGCAACAGATCATTGATGGATGGTTGCTGGATTACTGGCACAAACGCTCAATAGAGCACGGAATCTTGCCAATAAAATTCAACGACGAAGCAATAGCTGCCGTGGCCTATAGGTTCAGTGAAAACAACATCGACTACGACACACCATTTCATACAGATCGTGCCACACAAGAAATTGTTGCTGCCAACATTGATCAATACATCAAGGACAACTGCAATGGGCACCATATTTAAAGAAATAAAAAACTTTGTCAAACCAAGCTCGGGTGTGTTTGTGGAAATTGGGTCAGAGCGCGGCGAAGGCAGCACACATGAACTGGACAGACTGGCCAAGTCACATGGTACCAAGTTGATCAGTGTGGACATTTCTGACTCAGCAAAAAACAGATATCAAACACAATTGCCTGATGTGGAATTTGTTGTGGCTCCAGGCAGTGCATGGGCTCGAGAGTTTGGCAGCATGCCCACAGATATTGCATGCCTGTACTTGGACAATTTTGATTATATCTGGGACATAAATGACATACGTCCGGCCATACAAAAGCAAATGGAAGAATACAACAGTCGTGGACAAGTGATGAGCAACCAGGCCTGTCAAACAGAACACATGGCACAGATTCTTGCACTACGTGGTTGTTTGAATCAGCATAGCACAATAGTCATGGATGACACTTACTGCATCAACGATTGCTGGATTGGCAAATGCGGGCCTGTTGTGGTTTACTTAAAAGCACAAGGCTGGCAAGTGGTACATCAAACACTAGATTGCGGTGTGATCATGCAATACCCTTTGGAGATTAAATTATGAGCATGGATTGGCTTAACGATGACGGAATATTCATGCCCATGCTCAATGACACTGGTCGAAATATTTTTTTCAAAACTGCAATTGAAGCAGCGGCGCCAGGAAAAACAGTATGCGATATTGGCACAGGCACTGGATTTTTGAGTGTGTTGGCGGTGCATGCTGGAGCAAAGCACGTGATTGCAGTTGAAAGAGATTTGCAAAGATATCAATATGCCAAATCAATCATTGAAAAATTGCAGATGACCGACCGCATTGAATTGATCCACGGCGATTTCCTCAATCTTGACATCAAAGCAGACGTGTATGTGTCAGAAACTATCAACACACAAATATTTGGTGAAGACATGATAAAATTATCCAACCATGCACAACGCCATGGTGGAGAGTTCGTACCTGGTCAATTTAAAATTCATGCAGAAGTGTATCAATGGCATCCAATATTTATTGTTGATCAATCGGAATCAGAAGCGTTTGAATATCAGCCCGACATTGATGTTGATCCTGCCTTTGCCAACATCATTAATACTGATTTTCAACAACAGTACAGTCTATCTGACACACGTTACCGGGCCAATCAACTCAATAGATTGTTTACAATGTTGCCACAGTTTACTGATCTAAAACTGACAAAATATTATCAAACTCAGCCAATCACAGTTGACTTGAATCAACTCAACAACGAGTCAGACATCACTGTCACTATTCCCTTCAATGATGTCAAAAAATTTCGACAAAGCATGTATGTGGTGTTGTTTTGGCAAGCCAAATACGGCGAGATAATAATGGACTGTAGAGATGTTTGGTTTGGAAATATTAGCAAACACATCATGGGGGCCACTACTGACATTGAGTTTCGTTATGATCCGCAGATACGCAATTGGCGGTTGACTTATTGACACAAACCCTGTAAACTAAACACATGCGAATTTTAACCTTAGACAATATTCATTACGACTTAGATCATTTGCCTGAAGAAGTAGATGACATGCGATTTGCCATATTGGACAACTCAAATCCACAAGAACCTGATTATCATTTTATTCCATTGATCTTTTTGGAAAGTTTCAATGCTCCTGCACTTGTGCTACGCATTGGAGAAAACACCATCAAGATGCCCATGGACTGGCAGATACTCATAGGCGAACCAGAAGTAGGTGACTTGGAAGTGCTGCCACTTACATCAATCAATGATCGTGGATTTAGAGTGTTTCAGTTCAATCCACTCACCAGTTTCCGTCCAAGTTTCCCAGACATTGAAATCTTAGATGTGTATCATGAAGTGTCATGGTATGCACCCAAACTAAAAAATGGCCAGTTACTTTCTGTGCCCCTAAACGACGATCCAGACCCAGACTGTGTGTACTTTGTGAAAGACATCAGTCGCAACTGTGAGATTGTGGACTACAATAAATCATGGTGATACCTATGTATGCGTTTAACAATATTAAAAAAGACGGCAATTGGTGGAATGTTGAAGTTTTGAGTGGCAAAGTAATGGATATGATTATGTCAGATAATTTTCAATGTTATACTTCGTTAGACCAAGCATTTGAAAAAGTTTTGAATTTTGATCGAGCCATTGATGTTGGCACCTGGATTGGTGATAGCACTGAATATATGTGTCGACAATTTGCACATGTAATTGGATTTGAACCAAATCCTATGGTATACGAATGTTGCATTAAGAATTTACAAGAAAAATCAGTTGAAAACGTTGTGGTATACAACAAAGGTTTGAGCGATGTTACAGGTCAGAAATTGCTGTTCAATAAGTCCACTACATTCAGTGGATGGATAAACACTGTTGAAGGTAATGTTCCAGAAGTCTATCAACAAAAATCTATTGCAGTTGAATCAATTAGACTAGATGATTACAATTTTGAAAATATTGATTTTATTAAAATTGACGTTGACAGTCATGAAGGGTACGTATTAGATGGTGCTAGAAAATTTTTAGAAAATAATTCTCCAGTAATAATGTTAGAAAATAAACTAAGCATTAGAGATCGGCAACACATCAACATGCCTGATCCTGTGACAATATTAAATGACCTAGGCTACAATTGTGTTGCAAAGGTAGCAAGACATGATTATATTTTTATAAAGACAGATGTACACTGAACCACAAATATTTGAAATCGTCAATCGCTTGGCCAAGATTTACCTGGAAAGTTATCCAGAAGACAAAGAAGGCTTAGAACGTTTCCTACGCTGGGCACACACTCAATATGGCTACAAGTATGGGAACTCTTAAACCTGGTGCCTCTTACGTCTATGAACGTGTGGGCAATGAAGTGTATGCCCGTGAGTCAGGTGCCGAGCCCAGCACCCGACGGTTAATAGGCCATTCATATGATCCAGTAAACGGACATCATATCGATCACGATAGCAGAACATCAGATGGCAGGCCCTTGTTTGATCACCTCCAGGAAAGTAAAATGTGGGCGGACATTCGGCGACTGGCCAAGACCACGCCTGCTTTACAAGATGCCTTGGAACGTGTTATAATGATATACAAACTAATCAAAGTAGATGAGCGATAAACTAAACATTGCTAATGAGATGCGACAATTGGATTGCAAAAACAGAAACTTCTATCGCGAACTCACAGATGAGGAACGCAAGAAGTTCTCTAACTATCTCATGATTCGTTGGGCAAGTTGTGTAGAAGGCTCAAGAGAAA